ATATTCTATAATCAGATATTACATTTTCACAACTACCTGTTAAATCTCCGGCGACAATTAAACCAATAGTATTAGTTTCATAATCCTCAAATCCTAATTCACACGTTGTACATAAATCGTTAGATAATAAATCAATAGTTACACAACATTTTGTTGTTGTGTCAATAATTTTAATAATGGTTGCCCCGTTAGGTACATTACCCATAATATATGGGCAGGAATAAACCACCCCTTGAGGTGTAGTTACTCCGGCTAATTCATAATAACTAACGTTAGTTTGAAAAGGATTTATGTAATTATCAACATTTGAATAAATGTTGAAAAACCCGCTTGTTGTTACTCCTGCGGGTATAGTTATACAAGTTGATGCTGAAAATGACATATATATTTTAAATTTTAAGTTTTATTATAACCATAACCCTGAATGTCACAATCAATACATTCTGCAGGGGTTGGTACTGTTGTAGGAGTTGGTGTTGGTGTAGGGTCAGGTACGATTGATTCTTGACAGAATATACAATCGGCACCATCTAGAAGACCATATGATTCTGAGATTATTGTAATATCGGTTACACCTATTACGTTATTATTAATACCCACATATCCAATACACATAAGTACACCTTTAGGATATTCGTTTGTTATAACGTTGGCTTGATAAATTTGACCAACCACAATTGGAAGATTTGAGGGGGTAACTAGTAGCTTAGTTGTCCAATAATAATTACCATTATAACAACTTTGGAATTCATAACTATATGGACATACAATATTATCATCAATTGTGTTAAAAATAACTGATTGTTCAAAAGTACAATCACGAGAGATTGTTGGTGTTGGAGTCGGAGTTGGGCTAGAGGTAGGTGTTGGTGTAGGTGTTACACTTTGAATAGTTGCATTAATAACTACATTACATGGACTAGTTGGCGTAGGGGTTGGTGTTGAAGTTGGTGTTGAAGTTGGTGTAGGTGTAGGTGTCGGAGTTTCAACATCACAATCAAAAATTGCGGAAAAATTTAAACTAGAACAATATTCAGTTGGTGTTGGTGTGGGTGTTGGACACACTCCACTAGAAAAATAAACGTCGTCTAAATCCGGACACGGATTGAAACAAGGTGATTGACCTGACAATAAACAAGTTCCGTCTAAAACAGTTGATAAACACCATTGAGTTGACCCTGTATTATAATAAATAAATAATCCATCTGTTTGACCGGTCCAATATAGTTCGGAGTTATGTGTACCGGCACTAAAGTATACATCATCAAATGTTGGGTAACCAGTGTTTGAAAGGCAATATGTAGAACTACAAGGCATACTAATTTATATATTTTTTATTATTTATTTTTTTTTATTAATGTTATATTCCACCATCCACTATACTCCACCCGTATGTTCCGGATAAGATTGCTTTACCCGCAGAACCAGCAGCAGTATATTTAATGGAACCAAAATTAATATTTATTCCTGATTGAACTGATGGTAATGAACTCCATCCGTTATAAATAGAATCAAGATAAACATCTAAATAGTCTGAATCGGTTCTATTTCCCATAAATAAAACAAAATCAGTTACACCACTAACATTCCAATTCCCAATATCTTGGTTAAATAGAGTGGTCGAACCAAAAAAGTCCCAGAACATAGCACCCATATCAGTAACATTACTAACATTCCACCCTGACAATGGTTGGTTAAAATTTGAACCACCAAACATGAGATTCATATTTGTCACATTTGAAACATTCCAATTATTGATATATTGGTCGAATGGTGTGTCTCTAAACATACTTGACATATTTGTAACATTAGAAACATTCCATCCTGATAATGGTTGATTAAAAGGTGTGTTACTAAACATACCATTCATATAAATAACACTACTAACATCCCAATTACCAATAGGTTGATTAAAACTGTAACCAAACATATTACTCATATCAGTAACATTACTAACATCCCAATTACCAATAGGTTGATTAAAATTGTAACTAAACATACTACTCATATCAGTAACCCCTGAAACGTTCCAATTATTGATGGACGGACTACCACCATTATTAAAATCGCTGGCATCAAACATATAACTCATATTTGTAACATTACTTACATCCCAATTACCAACATCTTGATTAAAATCGTCCGCAAGTTCAAACATATGACCCATATCGGTCACATTACTAACATTCCAATTTCCAATATCTTGATTAAAACTGTCGGCGTAATAAAACATATAACTCATACTTGTTGCGTTACTAACATCCCATAATCCCATACTACCATTTAAATTTTCTAAATAATAACACTCAGAAAAAGCATAATTAAAATTAGTAACAAAAGTTAAATTTGGAACATCAGTTGCGGTAACATCGACATTACTATTGGTAAAAGCGTTTTCAAAAGTACTCCATACAATATCACCCCACTGTTGAACTTCTTGTAATTCACTACCTCCATTGTGAAGATATGCAGGAAATTGTTCGGTAATTTCTACCGTATAATCACCAGGGTTTGACCAAGTTAATAAAATATCTCCGGTTACATTATTAAATGTCTGTTCCGATGTTTTAACCGTATAATTATAAGGGTATGAAGGGTTTGTTGGTACAGTAAACTGATTCAAACCACTAACACTAACAAGAATGATAAATGGGTTTGTTGGTGTAGGTGTTGGTGTAGGTGTTGGTTGAGGTCCTAATGTTATATTTAAAATTGATTCACAATTAATGTCATCAATAACTTTTATGTTAAAAGATGTTAAATTACTCCAAATAGGTGGTATTGTCACATTATATGGAAACGTTGAAATTGTGTCTATATATATTGATAAAGTAATAGGGTTATCACATAGATATACATTAAAAGGAGGTACTCCGCTAATATTAGTTATAGTTATTTGTGTGCTCATTTCTTTAGGTTATCTCAATAAATATAATGGGAATGAAAAACTTGTGAAGATTGACAGTTATATTATTTTTTCTTATCTTTGCTGTATGTCAGATGATGCGGAAATTTTACTAGAAATACTACACGATATTCTTGGAGATGAAAAACTCCACTATGAATCAAAAGGTCAAATATCTTTTGATTGTCCAATATGCGATGAAGACCAACATAAAGGAAACCTTGAGGTAAATTATTTTGAGCATGTTTATAAGTGTTGGAGTTGTGGTGACGAAAATAATACAAAAGGACCTCTTGGTAAACTTATTGATAACTTTGGTAATAAGAAACAGAAAAAAGTTTATAATTTACTTCAACCTGAGAATCATAAACCAAAAGAGAAACGTGTTAATAAATTAAAACTACCTGAAGGATTTACCAAATTCAAAGATAGTAGTTTAGTTTATCCGGTTCGTCGTCAGGCATATAACTACTTAACCCAACGTGGGATTACCGATGAGATTATTGAAAAGTATGGTATTGGATTCTGTGATACGGGAGCTTTCTCGGGTAGGATTATTATACCATCTTACGATAGTAAAAATAAATTAAATTATTTTATTGCCAGAAGTTGGGACCCAAATAGTAGAGCCAAATACAAAAATCCTGAATCATCGAAAGATGAAATAATCTTTTTTGAAAATACAATTAATTGGAATGATGATATTCATCTTTGTGAGGGTGCGTTTGATGCGATATTCTTACCTAATAGTATCGCTATGTTGGGAAAACATATGTCTGAATTACTCCTTAATACATTATACGAAAAAGCAAATGGTAATATAATTATATGTCTTGACGCTGATGCGTGGCAAGACGCTGTTAAGTTATTCCATAATTTAAATGGTGGTAAATTATATGGTAAGGTTAAAATAATAAAATTAACGGGTGATGCCGATGTTGCCGATTTAAGGGGTAACATCAGTGATTACTATTATAAAATGAAATAGATGATTGATTTAAATGAAGTTGCAAAAGAAATAAGAGAGTTGTTAGATAAACGAAGAGAAGAGCTTGAACTAACATTCGTTGAGGACACCCACACTTATTATATGAAGGATGAGACCGGAGTTATCAGAAGTGATTATCCATCTGTTAGTAAGGTGATGAAATACTTCTACGAGGAGTTTGACACAGAAGGTATATCATTCAAGAAAGCTAAAGGTGATTTAGAGGTTCAACAACAATTATTGGACGAGTGGAAAGCAGCTGGTGACTATTCAACCAATATGGGAAGTAGAGTTCACTATATGTTGGAGAAGAAAACCATAGAGATGTTTGGTGATTACAAAGAAGTAAGACAACCCATCTTTGAATGTGACTTTACACAAATATTAAAAGGGGATAGTATGATATCAGCCGGAACAGCATACTTAAACCTTATGGTTGAGAGAGGTGCGGTTTTATTGGATACGGAGATTGTGTTAGGAGACCCTGAATTAAAATATACCGGACAACCTGATAAGGTATGGTTGATAATGAATAAAGAACAAACAGAGTTTGGTATAGTAATAACTGATTGGAAGTCAAATAAACCAAAGAACTTTGAGGAGAGTCATTTCACCAAAAAAATGTATTATCCATTTGATAAATTACCAAATAACGCATTGGGACACTACTTTACCCAATTACCATTTTATGGAAAACTTCTCATTAAAATGTTACAAGGAACAAAATATGAGAACATTAAATTGTATGGGTGTATAATTGTCCTTGTTAAGGAAATTGGTGAGTATGAAGAATTTCGTGTTCCAAAAGGAGTTCAAGAAACTATATTGGAAATGGATATGTCAAAGTATTTGACTAAAAAATAAAAATTAACTAAATTTAAAATAAAAACATATGGACGATTTATTAAAACCAAAAATTGATTTAAAACAACAACCGACATTAGTGTGTGAGGAATGTGATGGAATCTACTTCAAGGAAGTAACAATGATAAAAAAAGTTAACAAATTGTTAACAGGAAGTCAGGAAGACACTATAGTTCCTTTCCCAACTTACAGATGTGACGATTGTGGTCACGTAAATGAAGATTTTAAATTATTTGATAAGTAATGAGATTAATTAAAAGACCTGAAGTTTGTGGTATCTGTACCGCATCATTATGGTGGATACCAATAATGACTTACTTTATGCTGAAAATGAATGGTATAATATCACCAAGTAAAGAATGGGTGTGGTGGGTAGCGATTCCTATAATGTTTTTGATTTGGGTATTATTAAATTGGAAAATAAAAAAATAAATTATGATTAAGAAACTAGTTCATTTTAGTGATTTACACTTGAAGTTGTTTAAGGACCACGACCTATATAGGTTAATCTTGAATGATATGTTTGATAAGTTCAGAGAAATTAAACCGGATAGAATTACCTTCACTGGGGATTTATTACATAGTAAGAATCAGCTCACACCTGAAGTTATTGAAATTGCTTCTTGGGTATTAACCGAGTGTGCCAAAATAGCTAAAATAATTATTATACCAGGTAATCACGATGCAAATTTAAAAAACGACGAAAGATTAGATAGTATTACACCTATTGTGGATAATTTGAATAATCCCAATATTGTTTATTACAAAAATAGAGGTGTGTATGAAGATGATAATGTCTCTTGGTGTGTGTTTTCACAATTCCAAGGAAATATTCCACCTGAAATTGATACGGCTAAAGGTTTTAAGATTGGATTATTTCACGACCCGGTACAAGGACTAACTACTGATTTGGGGTTTGATTTTGGAACTCACGCATACGATGTTGAGAAATTTAAAGGGTTAGACCTTGTTCTATGTGGAGATGTTCATAAACGTTCTGTTTTTAACATCCCAAATGGTAAAAGAGGAATTATGATTGGAAGCCTTGTGTGTCAAAATTATGGAGAGAGTTTAAGAAATCACGGATTTGGAATTTATGATTTGGAAACTGATGAATATTCATTTGTTGATTTACACAATCCAAAACCTTTTTTATCTTTTAAAATGAAATCATTTGACGACATAATAAATGGAACTGAAAAATTAGTAAATTTATAAATAAAAATTGTGAATAATCACACTTTTTAATAATTTTAAGATATTTATAATATATGGGACGATTAAAAAAAACAGAAGAAGAAAAAAAAACAAAAGTATCGGTTGCGTTAGAACCGGAACTTTTAACTTATTATAGAAATCTTCATATTAATTTATCGTCTTTAGTTAATAAATTACTTAAAGATTATCGTGATAATGGAAACAAAAGTTTGTAGAATTTGTAATATTGAAAAAAATGTTTTTGAGTTTCACAAAAGAGGTGATTCTAAAGATGGGTTACGAAATGAATGTAAAGAATGTACTAGATTAAAAATTAATAATTATAGACAGAATAATAATGAAAAAGTTAATGAATGGAACCGGGGGACATATTATAGGAATATTGTAAAACATAAAGAAACTAAAAAAAAATATAGGGATAATAATAAAGAATCTCAAAAAATGAGAGGAAAGAACTATAGAGATAATAATCAAGAAAAAATAAAAAAATATTATTATGACAATAAAGAAGTTCTATCAAAAAAAGCTTTATCAAGATTTAAAAATAGAAAAAAAAATGATAAATTATTTTCAGTTATTTGTTCTATAAGAGCAAGATTTTATGGGTTTTTAAAATCAAATAATATTACTAAAAAAAATAAAACTTTTGATATTGTTGGATGTAAACCGGAAGATTTAAGGAGATTTTTAGAAGAAAAATTTGTTGATGGAATGTCTTGGGAAAATTATGGTAGAAATGGGTGGCACGTAGACCATATAATTCCTTTATCTTCGGCTAAAACAGAAGAGGAAATTTATAAACTCTGTCATTACACAAATCTCCAACCATTGTGGGAAGTGGATAATATTAAAAAAGGGAATAAAATAATATAGTGGAAATTAAATTAACTCATAGTCAATTAAGTAGCGTCAATGAATATTGTAAATTAAACAATATTGAGGATGTTGATAAGTTCATCACCAAATGTTATACTGACGGATACAACATACAAAAATATGGTTTACTTGGTGATGATTCAGAAAAAATAGGTGGGATTGAAGAAAAACAGGTGGAAATTGAGGTAATCAAAGAAATACGGGTGGAAGTTCCGGTTGAAGTGATTAAAGAGGTTGTTAAATATGTTGAGGTCCCCATTGAAATAATTAAAGAGGTTGAAGTCATCCAATATGTTGATAAAGAGGTAGTTAAGGAGGTACCGGTTGAAATAATAAAAGAGAAGATTGTAAATGTTATTCAAGAAGTCCCCGTCCCAAATATAAATAAAATTGGGGACGAACCTAAGTCAAATGATAAGGTATTACTTCTTCAAGAAACTTTACAGAAACTTAGAAAAGAACTATCTTTAAAAAACGCAAGGATTGAAGAACTTGAAAAAATAAATAAACAATTAGAATCTATAAGAGTAGAACAGGGAGCTGTCTATTTGAAAGGTTCAAACATAAATGAAACAATGTAATATGGAAAATTATTATTTAGATGTTAGAGTTAGTGGTGGTAAGGAAGAAATACAAGAATTACTTGAATTACTAACAAAAATACAAATTTTAGGTTCAGTTGGGTCTAACAGAACCATCCCGGTCACAGTAGATGGTGATGGTAGTGCTAGACTACGTTTTGAAACGACCTCAACTGAAAATGACCAAATTGAAAAAATAAAAGAATTTCGTTCTATCCAAAAATTCATAAGTGAAGTTGAAGAAGGTGAGAACATAAGTACACATTATATAGGTGAATAAGATGATAATATTAATTTGGTTATTAGCGGCATACGGAATGTCAAACATCTTAGTCTATGGGTCTATATTCTTAGGATTTAGAAATGGATTAAAAGATTGGGGTAATAGTGTATTACCTTTTAATGGACTTGCAAAATTCTTTGGGGATTTATTAACTTGTATGATGTGTACATCAACGTGGGTTGGTTTTTTCCTTTCAATTGTGTATTATTCACCATCAACGTCTTTGATTGGAACATCGGAGTGGATTAGTTGGTTCTTTGATGGATTAATAGCATCCGGGTTTGTATGGGCATTCAATGGAATGGTGGAATGGTTTGAAGAAAATAGACCAACAAAAAATTAAGATATGGAAACTAAATTAGGTGATTTTGTAATTAAGTTTTTACAAGATAAAACTCAAATAAGAAAGATTATCAAGTGTGATGACTTTTTTCAGTTAATAAATGATATGGGTATTACTGATGATAGCGATGAAATTATAAGTATTATTAATTATTTAGAGGAAAATAATACAGATATTAACTTTCACGAAGCAAAAACTCATAATTTTTATAATAGATTTAGAAATATTGAAAAAAAAGTTCAGATGTCTAAAATGTTAATAGGTTCTAAAACTGAAGTTCAAAAAATGATTGAGAAGGTTGAGAGTGTTAAAGTTCAAGAAAGACCGGATTGGTTAGATTATTATAAAAATGAGGACGATGAAGATGAAACAAATGTTAACAATATGCCGACATCAGATAGAGATAAAAATTTAGGTCAAGACATTATTGATAGACTGACTAGTGAGGTTAAGGAACGAATTGATAATGAACCGGGAATAACGTTAGAAGAAATACGAGAACAAATGAATAACGAAATAAATAACAATTAAATAAATACAATTATGCCAAAGTCAAAATTACGTGGTGGTGCAAAGGCACACAAATTAAGAGTTGCAACAAGAAACAATGCGCTTAGAGGATTAAGAAAAAGAGCTCAAGCCGAGTATCAAGAAATGTTTGAAAAACAAATGGAAGAAATGAAAGCTCAATACCAAAATGAAAATGGTGAAATGGTGGATTTAAATACTGAAGTTGTTAGTGGTGATGTAATTGTTGGTGAAACAACTGACATTAACGTAACAGATGCTGAAGTTGTAACAACAGAAGTTGAAGTTGAGAACTAAGATAGTATCTGCGTTTCCCGGAGTGGGGAAAACAACATATCATAAAAATAATCCTGAAACTACTTTGGATTCTGATTCAAGTGGTTTTAGTTGGGTTGTTAATGAGAATGGTGAAAAGGTAAGAAACCCTGAGTTTCCACAGAACTATATCACTCATATCAAAGAGAACATTGGAAAATACAAATACATCTTTGTTTCTTCACATAAAGAGGTGAGAGATGCTTTGTTAGACAACTGTCTATACTTCTATTTGGTTTATCCGGATGATAACAGAAAAGATGAGTTCATCCAACGATACCGAGATAGAGGTAATGATGAAAACTTTATTAAGTTAGTTGATTCTAAATGGGATGAATGGATGTCAGAATACTATTGGATGGAAAGAGGTTGTGAGAAACTAACAGCGTATGATGGTTGGAATTTAGATACTGTGTTGGAATCTCAAGATAGAAGAGACGGTGGTGAAGTAATTCAAGAAGAAGTAGAAGAACTGAATTAAAACAAATGGATTTATTCAATCCCCAAATAGAATTTAATTACACAATAATGATAAAAGATTTAGATATCACAAGTTTTGATAATCCTTACCTACAGATTGTATGGGAGGATTATGCTGAAAACTTTACACAAGAAAAAATAAAGAGTGTTCGTCATTACTTTCAAAAGAAGTACAACACAACCAACGTCAACGTAATTACCAAGACAAAGGTTGCTGACGACACCACACATACCGTAGACATATCCTTTAACATCTTGGATGAGAACTATCAATTAGAGTTAGTTCGTTCATTCTTGGAGTCAAAAGGGAATATGGAACACTACGACGATATCTACCAACTTAATAGTATTGTGGATAACAAATTGTTACAGGACCAAACCGATGCCACACCATTTAAGAGATGGTATATTAAGAACATAGAGTTC